ACGGCATCGTCACTGCGGAACTCACCACTGACTCGGTGCAGAACTGCAACCGGCTCGGTCGAATCTGGGCCGAGGGTGAGCCCGACTGGGACTCGATCGACGACTGACTTGTGGGGTTCGGTTCGGCATGGGGGTACCGAACCCCACAACACACAAACGAAAGGAAACGCTATGAGCTGGGACACCAACCCGTACTACCATCCCGAAGTCCACGGACTCGTGAAGGTCGATGAGGCATACCTGTCGGAGCCGGATTACTCGTTCGACATCCTCGCCGTCTGGGCGGACGCGGACGGCTTCTACCTCGGCACCGACTCCGGCTGTTCATGCCCCAGCCCGTTTGAGGACTATCAGGGCCGCGGCGACATGACCGGGCCGCTGACTGTGGAACAGGCCATCGAGGAGGCGACCAGCCTCCGCGGAACGTCGACCTACGACCAGCCAGCGTGGAATGACTTCCTCAGCCAGATCCGCAGTCATGAGCCCGCGTGACCGGTGGGCGTATGTGAACGGTCGCCCCCCATGGATGCGCCGTGAACGGAACCACATCATCCGCCACGCCATCCTCTACGGCCTGGTGTTCGCCACCCTCACCCATGCCGCATTCCTGGTGCGGTTCTCACCCAACCGGAGAAACCAATGACGCTTCATCGCCTTGCCGTCCGTCTCCTGGTTCGCCCGTACGTGTGGGCGTTCAACCAGGAACGACAGACCGTCCTCACCCGAACCATCCGCGCCGCGTGGCGTGCGCTCTAAGGAGTTGTTGTGAACGCTGCTGATGCTGACGATGCACTCACCGAAGCCCTGGGATACCGGGACGTCGCACGGCGACTCCTTGAGCGTAGCGAAACAGATGTCGACCGCGCCGAGTCATCCCTGCATGTAGCGACGACGAACCGCAACTGGGCGCAACGTCATTACGAGGCGATGGACGCGATGGTTGCGTTGCGGGAACGGGTGTTGCGGGAGTTGACCATCGCAGACGACGGCGGACACCGACCGGACGGGAGCGCGCCGTGATGTACAAGATCGCTTTCGGCAACGAATACACCGAGTCACGCATGCTCACTGCCATCGAGCTGGACGCGACGCTGGAAATGTTGCGCGACGTGTTCGACGACCGCGTCTACATCATGTCGATCACGGCTAGCCCGGTGTCGTCGTGAACATTCTCGTGACCGTCGGCTGGCTGTTCGTCGCCGTGGTCATCATCCGAATCATCGTGGAGGTAACCCTGTGAACGAATACACCGCAAGCAACGGATACCGCATCGTATCCGTCAGCGACACCGAGCCTGTGTCGTGGCTGAAGATCCTGAACAAGAACCCCGACCCGGAAGTGAACGAACGCCACTCTCTCGGGCTTTACAGCATCGAGGCCCTGCGCGAGTTCTTCAAGGCCGAGGCGAACATGCCGACACCTGCATGGCACGACGCCAAGCCCGGGGAAGTCTGGGTGATCGACCACGACTTTGAGCGAAGTGTTGTCTGCAAGGTCGTGGCTGACTCGCGTGACTACGCAGGCGGATTCGGGTTCGTGCCCATCCTGACCGAGACGAGCGACATTGGCACTCGAGCCAGCGCGATCAGAGCAGCTCGCCGCATCTACCCCGAGGGGGAGCAATGACGATCGTCTACGATCTTCCAGACGCCGATTACCATTCGCGCCCCGAGCTCTCCAGCACCGGGGCGCGTTTGCTTCTCTCCGAGTTCGGTGGGTCGCCGGCGAAGTTCAAGTACCGGCAAGGACGCGAATACACGTCGGCCGCGTTCGACGTCGGCAAAGCAGTCCACGCACAAGTCCTCGGGGTTGGTGCACAAGCCATCGCATACCCGGAAGACGTGCTCGCGTCGAACGGCGCCGCATCAACGAAAGCCGCAAAGGACTGGGCTGACAGTGTCCGGTTCGAGGGGAAGATTCCCATGAAAGCCGCCGACCTGCGACCCATCACCGGCATGTCCGAAGCCGTGTTGCGACACCCGACCGCACGCCCGATCTTCGAGGTGTGCGAGTACCGGGAGGTGTCACCGTTCGCACCCGTGGATGGTGTCGCATCACGGGCACGGTTCGACGCCCTGTCCGGTGAGACACGGAAAGGCATCATCGCCGCTGACCTGAAGACGGGTGACGACGCGACGAAGGCCGGGTTTGAACGGTCGGTCGCGAAGTGGGGATACGACGTTCAGAACGCGTTTTACGACGACGTGTACGAGGCGTCTGAGGGTCGCCCCATCGACGAGTTCTATTTCGTCGCGGTCGAACGATCCGCGCCTTACGAGGTTGCAGTGTTCCGGCTCCCCGAACTGTGGTTGCAGATGGGCAAGGCGAAGGCCGCTGAGGCCCGCCGCATCTACCAGGAGTGCACCGACTCCGGCGTCTGGCCCGGATACGACACGACCATCCAGTTCCTCGACCCGCCCACCTGGGTCGTGTTCGAGCACGAAGCCCGATACGAGCAGCAGGAGATACGAGTCTGATGGACGAGTTCGGAGAGACGCCCACGTTCTACATCTGGCCCGCAGGCCACGAGGAGGGGAACCCGTTCCCCGACGACTTCCACTCGCAGGTGTACGCAGCCCTGCGTGCGGCCGGATTCGATGCGGAGGCGACGTAATGGACATCACACGCACCGTTGAACCGAAGTCGGATCAACTCAACTACGACGACGTCGCCACGACACCGTTGACGATCACCGTCACAGAGGTGAAGGCGGGCGGGCCGGATCAGCCGGTGGAGCTGCACAACGCCGAATACCCGGGACGCCCGTACAAGCCGGGCAAGTCAATGCGGCGGGTTCTGATCGCCGCTTGGGGCACGGAGGCATCCGCCTACGTCGGCCGAAGCATCACGCTTTACGGCGATCCGACCATCAAGTTCGGCGCCGACGCTGTGGGTGGCATCCGGATTCGCGCGCTCTCACACATCGAGAAGCCGCTGACTGTCTCGCTGACCGTGACGCGCGGTCGCCGTGCACCGTTCACCGTCCAGCCGCTCCCGTCCGACACTGGCGCGCTCGAGGCTGCACTGGCCGACATCGCGAACGCCGACTCCATCCCGACCCTGAAGGCGGCATGGGATCTCGCCGGCAAACGCGGACTCGCAGCACACCCCGACGTCGTGGCCTTCAAGGAACGACGCAAGACCGAGCTCACCGAGGAGTCGTGATGAACAGACCATTCGTTCGCCTCTGCCCCTGCGGATGCCGCATGTACGGGGTATGGAAACAGAAGTGGCCCGAGACGTGGGAAGGCTCATACCCGCGGGAAGGACTCATCCACTTCTACGCGTTCTTCTGGGAAGCGATGGACCACGCCACCGACGTCGCAATGGTTGAGGGTGCACGCCGGTTGAAGGCGGCACTCGAAGCGCACGCTCGGATCACCGCTGTGACGACGAAGACATCGACGTATCGGGGGGACTTGTGACTGTTCTCGACACACCCCGGGTAGACACGATCATCCTCGACGAAACCATCCTCGACGAGGAACCCGGATGTCAGTTCAAGCACCGGAGAGTCGCGTGTTCCGTTGACGTCACGCACGTCGTCACAGGATGCGCGGGTCCGATCCTGGCGTGCACCAACAGTGCCGAGTACAAGAAGCGACAGATCAGGGAGCGTACGACGTTCTGCCGGTGCGGCAAGCCTGCCGAGGATTGCTGGGCGGTCGTCCCCGTATGAGTCGGGCGAAACCTATCCCTCCCGGCAACCGCCGCATCGTCATGGAACGGTGCGGCGGTATCTGTGAGGGCTGCGGGAAACGCCCCGTTACGGACCTGCATCACCGCAAGTACAAGTCCCGCGGCGGCACCCATGACGTATGGAATCTGTTGGCGCTCTGTGGGGGTGCTGGTGGCCTCTCAGGGGGTAACCACAGCGGATGTCATGGGGTCGCGCACTCCACCGAAGGGCATGAGATGGGCTGGTCGATCCACTCGTGGGGTGACCCCGAAACGGAACCAGTCCTGTACCGCGGCGTGATGCGCCGACTCGACTAGGAGGCCAGCTATGTCGTCAGAGTCATATTCCGAGCGGAGGGCGTCGTGAAGATTTGGGAACGCGCGTTCATCGAGTCCCACCTGATGTCACCCCACGGCCCGCAACGCATAGCAGCCTGCCGAACCGCCTACAACTACGGGTTCACGATCGACGAGATTGTCGAGACGTCTGGGCTCCCGAAGTGGCGGGTACTTCAAGCGGTGCTGGGTGAGGCCGTCAACCGAACAACAGACGACTAGGAGGCGGAGAAGCCTTGAGAATCCGCAGCATCAAGCCGGAGTTCTACCGGTCGCCGGACATTACGGACCTCGCGGTGGAAGACCGGCTTCTGTTCATTGGGCTGTGGTCGTACGTCGATGACAACGGTGTGGGCCGGGATGTTGAGTCTGACATCATCGGCGACCTGTTCTCGATGGACATGTTCCGGGAGTCTCGCGAGACCGTCGCGAGGGTTTCGAGAGGGCTCTCGAACCTTTCCGAACGTGGTCTGATCGTGCGCTACACAGTGGACGAGAGGCCGTTTCTGTTCGTTGCGGCGTGGGAACGACACCAGCGCATCGACAAGCCAGCCAAGCCAAGATATCCCAGACCAGACCATGAAAATGCGATCCTCGCGACACCCTCGCGAGACCTTCGCGAGATCCCCGCGCCTGGAACAGGGGAACAGGGGAACAGGGGAACAGGGGAACAGAACTCTCCCGCACCTGCGGTGCTTGCGAGTGAGTTCGACCGGGCTTGGGCTCATTGGCCGAAGAAGGTCGAACGGAAGCAGGCCGCAGCACGGTTCGGCACAGTCGCCCGCCGCATGGACGTGACCGAGATCGTGGCGCACATCATCCGCTTCGGAGATGCCTACGCCGAGACGACGGAGAGGCAGTTCGTCCCTGCCCTGGGCGCATGGCTGAACGGGGAACGGTGGACGGATGAACTACCCACCCGCCGCCAAGCAAACAACGTGAAGCAGTCTCGTGCGGATGAGAACGCCGCCGACTACTACCGCTACTACGGAGGAAACGATGAACGAGCCGGAAGCGTTTCAGCTCTTGACGCTGGCATCGGCTAGGGATGGCCGGAAAGTGTCACCGTCTGTGGCGAAGGTGTGGGCTGGGGATCTCGCCCGTGTAGACCTTGACGTGGCTGTTGAGGCCGCGACCCTGCACTACCAGGAGTCGTCGGACTGGTTGATGCCGTCCCATGTGATCCGCAACTCGAAGCGCGTGCTCGAGGCGCGGGAACGTGCAGCACGGATTCGCCGGCAACTGGAACCCGAGGTGCGGGAGTTCTCCGACGAGGGGATAGCCGCGTACTGGGACAAGGTCCGGGAACTCAAAGCAGCGAAGGCGGCGGAGTCATGAGCGACACGTCACGGTTCCGCGACGGCACTCTTGAGTCGAAGGCGCCGGAACTAGCAGACGCCCGCGACAAGTGGTGGCAGGAGTGGGAAGACGCGAACGTCGATGCGAATGGGCGATCCACGCTCGGCTACGACATCGAGCAGGGCTGGGATGCGGCATGGGAGTGCATTGAGCAGTTCTTGGACACCCATCCCGTCATGTTCGAGCGAGAGAACGGGTCTATCCCGTGGGAGTTCTTCGCGCGGCACGCTGGCTGGGCGCCCGTCGATGGGAGTGCGTCGTGAGGCGTTTGTCTGATGCGGTCGCAACGGCCCGCGGTGTGCTGTTGGAACAGTACGGTCACCCCCACACATGGGTCCGGTTCGATACCCCGGTGCGGATTGTTGACGCCCGCCCACGCAGGAACACCCCGAACTATTTGGGGTGGGCGCGTGTCGACGCTGTACCGGGGCCGAACGGTCGTGTCCCGGTCAGGTGGATCAACGAAACCAACTTCAACAGGTACTACCGAAAGGTGCAGTGATGCGAATCACCTTCGACCAGCTAATCGCGTTGACGACACCGGGCGTGTGCGGCGAGTGCGGTCCTCTCTCACGCTCCGGTTCGTTCGTGCGAAGAGGCTCGTCAATGGGCACAACATGTCGAGTCCGCAGAGGCGCCGTCGTGAACGTTCCTCGTGTTCACGAGGGCCGGAGCGTGGTGGGGCGTCGAGGCGCGCGAAGACTACTGTGCTGTCGGCTCGTCGACTAGGGGGGGCAGCAAGCATTCGATTTCTCCACGACGGAGGCGTCGTGATTCAGTCCACCATGCTTCTGCCAAGACGAGCCAGCAGCTCGGCCGGCAGAAGATTCTGCCTGTAGAGCGGTAGTAGTTCCTCCGCTGCGCGGTGCACGGCTTCCCACTCGCGCCCGGTCCAGAGTTCTAGGTCGGTGTACTGCGACCGCTCCCCGGCGAGACCCTTCACGATCAGGCGTGCAATGTCGTAGCTCTCGGCGGCTTCCACCTTGGCGATGTTCTGTTTCGTTGTCATGGCGCTACATTACCCCAGCTGGGGTATGCCGTCAAACCCCAGTTCGGGTTAGCCGAACTCATCCACATTTTCGAGGGTCACACCGTATTGGTGTGGCCCTCACTGCATACCAGGAGACCCACATGAACACGTGCCCTGAGAACCACAAGCACGGCGCCACGGGCACCTGCTACCAGAAGCACCGTTGCCGTTGCACCGACTGCCGGGCGCACCGCGCGAAGCAGGAACGCGACCGTGAAGCACGGGCACGCAACGGTGAACTTCAAGAGTTCGTCAACGCGATCATCACCGTGCCCCGCATCATGCAGCTCATGCGTGAGGACTGGACCTACGCCGACATCGAAGCCGTTTCCGGTGTGTCTGTCCCCACCATCTCCCGCATCATGCGTGGAGTGACGGTCCGGGTGGAACGGGAGACCGCTGACGCACTCCTCGGGACCCACCCGAAGATGCGGCACCGTGCGCCCGAACCCCGCAAGACCGACGCCACAGGGACCATCCGCCGCATCCGCGCCCTCGTCGCTGTCGGGTGGACGTTCTGGGCCATCAGTGCACGCGCCGGCCACGCGAAAACGTGGGCGTACAACATCACCCGCTCCACCGTCGTCACCGCAACCACACGTGACCTCATCGCCCGCCTGTACGACGAAATGTGGAACACCCTCCCACCCCGTGACACGGCGGTCGAGAAGCAGTCGTACACCCGGTCCCGTGGCATCGCCGTGAAGAACGGGTGGGCGTCACCCCTCGCATGGGATGACGACACCATCGACGACCCGGACGCGGAACCCGAACTCCCCACAGTCGAAGAACTGTGGGCGTCCACCGTCGACTCCGCGATCGCTGGGGAACAACCGGACCTCAACCCGGAGCAACGCCGCGAAGTCATCAGCATCCTCAACGAACGCCGCTGGTCGGGCAAGAAGATCGCGAACCACATCGGCTGCAACGTGAAGACGGTTGAGCGTGTGCGTGCCGAGCTCGGGTTGCCTATCTATCTGGCGAACTCCACCCACCACAGGAACGGGACGTTAGCAGCATGACTGACACAGTGTCGTTCTTCATCGAAGGTGTGCCTGTCCCACAAGGATCCAAGACCGTTTCGCAGGCGAAGGGGCGGGCGTGGTTGAGGGATGCGAACGCCGCCCGCCTGAAACCGTGGCGGCATGTGATCGCCACTCACGCGGACCTTGGGGTCACGTTCGACTGTCCAGTCATCGTGACCCTTTCGTTTGTCCTCCCACGCCCCCAACGACCCCGCTGGGAGGTGCCTGCGGTGAAGCCCGACATCGACAAACTCGTGCGAGCCGTGATGGACGGGCTCACAGATGGCGGGCTGCTGGGGGACGACGCGCGAGTCGTCGACCTCACCGCAACGAAGCGTTACCCAACACCCGGAGACCCTACCGGCGTCGGAATCGACGTCACCGAATGGAGCAACCAATGAGCGAAGTATCCACCGTCGTCGTCGGCAACCTCACCGCTGACCCCGAACTCCGTTACACCCAGAACGGCCTCCCGGTCGTGAACTTCACGATCGCATCCACACCCCGCCACTTCGACAAGCAGGCCAATGAGTGGAAGGACGGAGAGACCGTGTTTCTCCGCGCGTCGGTGTGGCGTCAGTTCGCGGAACAGATCGCCGGCTCACTCACCAAGGGGGACCGTGTCGTCGCCACAGGAGCTCTGCGTCAGCGTTCGTACCAGGACCGTGAAGGCAACCAGCGAACCGCGATCGAGCTCGACGTGGACGACCTGGGCGCGTCGCTGAAACACGCGACCGCGACCATCACGCGCGTTCGTTCGGGCAACGCACCTGTCGCAGCGGGCTCGTGGGATGCCGCCGAATCCTCTGAGCCCTTCTGATGGGCCAGCCACGCCCCTGGTGGAATCCGTCGAAGCGGGAGCAGAGGGACATTGACTCCGTGATGATTCGTCCGCCCGAACCACCCGCGCATGTGTGCGGCAACTGTCGGAACCCGTACACAGGGGGACGACCCGACTGCCCCAACGCAAGGAGAACGGGATGAGGATATTGGATCTTTTCTGCTGTCAGGGCGGAGCCGGTACGGGATATCACCGTGCCGGCTTCGACGTTGTTGGGGTCGATATCGACCCGCAACCTCGTTATCCGTTCGCGTTCCACCAGCGGGACGCGCTCGACTTCGTCCGCTGGCACGCACGCCACTTCGACGCCATCCACGCGTCGCCGCCATGCCAGTTGTACTCGAAGACGCACCGCATCAACCGCAGCGACTTCCCGGATCTGATCGGCCCGACCCGGGAACTGCTGGAACAGACAGGGCTTCCGTACGTCATCGAGAACGTGATGGATGCGGAGCCGGAACTGCATGATCCGGTGATGCTGTGTGGGGAGATGTTTGGGCTCGAGACATACCGGCATCGCCTGTTTGAGACCAATTGGGGCCTCACCTCACCGGAGCACCCGCTGCATGTCGCGAAGACCACAAAGATGGGCCGCACTCCGGTTCCGGGTGAGTACATGCACGTCGTGGGGAACTTCTCCGGTGTCGACAAAGGCCGTGAGGTCATGGGGATGCCGTGGGCGAACCGTGACGGTCTCCGTGAGGCCATCCCGCCGGCCTATTCCGAGTACGTCGGCCGGCAACTGATCGACCACCTCACCCGTGAAGGAGCAGTCGCATGAGTAAGAAGCCGAAGCCGTCACCGATCAGTGATGCTGTCCGCGATATGGCGTTTTCGACGTATACGTGTGCGTGGTGTGGGGTGCAGCCGATGCGGGGGACAGCGAGGGATGTTGACGGGAGCGTTCTGCCGTCGTGTGGGTTGAAGGGCCACGGGAAACCACTATGACCGAACTCACCGAACTCCTCGACGCTGTTGATGCGCTGACGAAACCGGGGGTTCTGCATCACACGATTCAGGATTCCCGGTTCACGTGTGTCGTGTTCGACACGCCCCTGCTGGACCGGTTGGAGAACGAGATCCGGTTCTCCCTCAGCCGGGAAGGGTCGAAGTCGCTCCCGAACCAGCGGGTACCGATCAACTCCGGCGCCCTCCAACTGTTCATGCGGATCAGTTCGCAGATCACGGATTGGGCGCATGGGGCGAAAGCAACCGTGCATAAGGGTGATCCGGGGCGGACGTTGCGGGCATGGTATGTGGCATGGACGCAGACCGTCCGTGAACCGGAAGCCGTAAACGCCCGCACACGGATCATGGGCAACTGGGAATCTGCGATCCGTAGGGAGATTGAACCACCCCGACAGAAAGACCTCCCCGACCCCTGCCCGACATGTGGGGCGTCGGAGTGGTGGAGGGATGGGGAACGATACCCGCGTCCCCTTGTCGTCGAATCACCCCGCAACCCTGAAGTGAACCTGATTGACGAGTCCACTGCTCATTGCCGCGCCTGCGACAAGAGGTGGGGAGCACGAGAACTCGCCTACGAACTCGAGAACAGGGAGGGGTGAGTCACTTGGCTTTGGCTGCTTTCATCGCGCCGGGGTGGGTCATGCCAAGCGCTTTCGCGATCGTTGGCCATGAGTGGCCGGCCTTGCGGGCTTCCTCGATCAGTTCGGCGCGACGCTTGGGCATGGCGTCCATGCGTTCTTGGAAGGCTTGGAGGGTTTCGAGAGTGGAATCAGTCACGAGAAACATTGTAACTGGGGTTGCAGGTTCAGGTCTAGCCTGTTACTGTAGTTACATGACGAACCGCACCGCAGTCAAAGAGGCCATCGGCAACTACAGCACCGACGAGATCGTCACGATGCTCGAGGTCATGGACTCTCGCGCCGAGACGCTGACCATCGCGGAGATTCACATCTCGACCGCCCTCGGCAGCGAGCTCGAAGCGCGATGGGGCATCGACTACGACGACGTTGAGGCCATGTACTCGAATGGCTTCGGCGGCTCGGACCTCCAGGCGTACAAGATCCTCACCGGGCGGGCCTGATGGACACAGAGACACTGCGCGAACGGCTGGCCTACCTGGCCGGTCGCCTCGCACAGGCGGAACGGATCGGGCGGGCCGCGCACATCGACCACTGCCGACAGAAGTACGAGGGTATCGCCGCGATACTCGCCAACCGCACGGATGGGAGCGGGACATGAGAGAAGGGGCGCACGTCGAAGTGTCCTGCCTAGTCTGCAATAAGTCAATCGCAGCGCACGAGGGGCGTGAGATTCAGGTGTTCGACCGAGTGCACGAATGGACGTGCAGCGATCCAGTCGCCTTGCAGATGCGAGACTGCAACTGCGCGTCTGAGGGCCTACCGCATCCCTGTCTTCCTGACTGGACCAAGGAGGACTGACGTGAAAGTACTCGAAGATGCCCGCGCTGCTCTCGAACGGTACTACTCCCGAGACCGCCTGTCCGGCGACGCGCACCGCTTGCATGAGCCTTTGGCGGCTCTGATCGCCGCCTACGAGGAGGAACACCGGATCCGCATGGTGCTCACGGAAGCGCTGGCGAACGCAGTTCGAGTGCAAGGCATTGCATACGACCGTTCGTGTGTGTATAATCGACCCTAGGTAGATGAAGCGCGCCTTCAAATAGCCAAACCACCCCGTTCGACACCACAGTCGGCGGGGTTTTGTGTTCTCCCGGCAGCGGCGACCCCGTAGATCGGTAGAGAACCGCCGCGCCCAGGAGCCGGCCACCATACCCAAACACGGTCCCAAGAGTCGCGCCTTCGCTAAGCGCGTGACCGTAACAGCCCGGAGCCACGTAACGGTGAGGTCGGGCCTCTTTCACTTTCCCGTGCACGCTCCCCGCGTATACCGGGGGAGTAGCACCCAACCATGGGAGCGACCGTGGGACTCAAAACTGCCGCTGAAACCGTCGAACAACAGAAACCAGGACCGAAGTGTTCCTTCGGGGAGCTGCTCAGAAAGCTGGAACCCGACGACTACGCGTACTACCAGCAGATGATCCGTGAGGGGAAGCCGAAAGCGTTCATCGCTGACGTGTTCCGAGCTGACGGGCATGACGTGTCGCAGGACAAGGTGCGTCGACACGAAGGTGGGCGTTGCTCATGCCGCTGAGGGCGGCGGGTGCCGCGCTGAACCCGGCAGTCCGCAACCGTATCCTCATCCTCGATGTGGAACGGGTCTCCGGTGTTTCGGAGCAGCAGTGGTGGGACCGTGGAGACCTGAAGAACCGGTACATCCACCACGAGACTGTGGTTCGGGAGCCGCGCACGACGATCGTGTGTGCGAAGTGGTACGACTCACCTGACGTGATGCGGTTCGCCGAGTGGGACAAGGGCGGGCGTGGTCCGTTCCTCCGCGAAGTTCACTCCATCATGGCCATGGCCGACATCATTGTGGGTCACAACCTTGATGGTGCTGATGTGCCGTGGTTGAAGGGTGACTTCTACTTCCCGAAGATCGGGCACAAGCACCGGCCGACGCTTCCCCCACTGCCGCCGTTCAAGACTGTCGACACCCTCAAGGTGGCACGGCAGTTTCGTACCGGGGTGCAGTTCAAGTCCCTCGACGCCCTCTGCCAGATCATCGGTATCCCGGCGAAGACAGACGCGTACGACCGTGAAGCGATGAACCGTGCTGTGGCTGGGTCTGTGGAGGACCGGGAACGTCTCACCGAGTATTGTGCCGGCGACGTCATCGCCACACAGGGTCTCTATGACGCTCTCCGCCCTCACATCAAGAACCATCCGGCACTGTTCGTTGACGGGCAGTCGCGTTTGGACACTTGCCGTGCGTGTGGTGGGGAGACGAAGCCGATCGCTAAACGGTTCATCGCGGACGTGTTCACCTACTCGATGCAGCGTTGCGTCTCGTGCGGCTGGCATGGTCGGTTGTCGATCGAACCGGAACGCATGTCAATGGTCAGGGGCGTCTGACAGGGATACCTGCCAAAAGACGCGTTTCTGGCATCTAAACCTTCCATCCGCCAACCCTCCGGCGTAACTACTGAACGGGCTAGTAGAGCCTGAACCCTGCATTGCGGAGACGAGCGCGGCGGATCGGAAACTTCCCGCAGTCCCACCAGACACTCACTGTCTGGTGGGACTGCACTAACCGCGTGAAGGCGGTGCGTGATGGTTGACACATCCCGACGCTGCGATCACTGCGGTGTGCAAGCGTACTGGTCCTGCTGGATCGACATGATCGAGCTCACCTACTGCAACCATTTCTTTCGGAAGCATGAAACGGCGTTGCGTGAGCAGTCTATGACTGTCGTCGACCACACGTGGGAGATGGAAGCATGAACGACCGCATCCTGTGTGTCGAGTCATGGCCTGACGGAACAGTCACGTGGGATGGGCGCCGGAAAGCCGTATCGCACGACGGGCACTACTGGTTGGTGCGTCGCAACGGTCTGTTTCGGCGTTGGCAGTGGCTGCCACACCACGGGCAGTACGTGGACCTGTATCCGGTGGCTGACTGATGTGTCGGTGTGACAGTGACGTGTGCTGCAACCTTCGGGCTGAGTACATCGACTCACGCATCGGCCGACTCGTCACAGAACAAGCCGACCCACTTAACCCAATGCATTGTGAGGGTGAGGGCTCAAAGTGACCTGCACGATGACGTTGGTCCTCGACGTCGACTCGCTCACGTGCGACCTGAACCAGCCGGAAGGGCATGCCGGCCCGCACCGTGGGACTACCGCGGACGGGCAACGCTACTGGTGGGCATACGCCAGATGAGCGCTTACGACGACCTGTGTGCTGCTGTACGCACCTACTACGAGAAGGTTGAACCCGAGTCCTACGTGGAAGCCTGGTGCCTCATCTCGCACCGGCTCTCACCGGAGATGGAACAGGATGGGCAATCCACGGTTGGCGTGTTGTCGTCCCCTGAAATGTCGTGGGTGATGAAGCGTGGCCTGTTGGATGTGGCGCTCACTGAGGACCGGCAATCAGCAACAGTCCCGGAAGATGACGATTGATCTGAGGGGGTTCTCGTCTATCTCGTCGCGGTGACGACGCAAACCACACCACGGGGCTGACAGGAAAGCCCGCAGCACCTCCCGGTACTAAGCGACCGGGAGGCCAGCGGCGGATACACGCGGTTCGACTCCGCGCAGCTCCACAGCGGTCGCGTGACTCTGCAAAAGCCGCGACACCGAACGGGGTAGCAGAAGCCCACGGTTCGGCGGGAAGCCCATCCCGACGCCCTGTCTCTCTCCGGGGAGCAGGCCAGACGTAGACCAAGCGTTCAACGGGCACTACCGGCTGATCGTCTAATGGAATGGCCTCTGCACATCAACACCCTGAGTCCTAGGCAACTCTGATGGGTGTGACTTACTGCATGGTCTAGGACACCCCGCATGGGCGAGGGAGATCCGGGTTCGAATCCCGCAAGCCGACTTACGATTCCCTTCGACGAACCTCCGAGGTACACCATGCACGTGTGCAACGTCACGCGTGCGGGTAGAAGATCCCGCCCACATTGACCACGGTGGAACCGTTCACGATCACACGCTCAACGACGAGCTCACCCGTGCCACCCAGAGCCTTGACAAGCGGACCAGTGATACGGCCAACCATCTCGTCACCCAGCGACACGACCATGTCAACAACAGTCAGACGGTCACCGATATCAACCGCCCCGATCGCCTGAGTCAACGACGACTTGGCAAGGGTCGACACGTTAGGGGTACCGGCATCAGCCAGGTCCCGTGCGTACCCGCTCACGAATCCCACGATGCGGTCACCGTTAGCGTGCGTCACACCAACCTGACCGTACCGCTCCCACTCAGACATGAGCACACATTAACACCGGGCCACGACATCCGGGAGTACCGCATGAGCAAGGGACGCAACACATCCCAACGCGACAGAGACCGGCGCCGCATCGCAGCAACCAAAGCGAACTGCCACATCTGCGGACTACCCATCGACTACACACTCAAGTCACCCCACCCCATGTCCTTCGAAGCTGACCACGTCAGGGCGTACAGCAAAGGCGGGGCCGACGACCTCAGCAACAAGCGTGCATCCCACAGGCAATGCAACCTCGCGAAGAAGGCACGCGACTACGCACCGATCATTCGTCGCAGCGGCTCGCTCGAGTGAACAACCGGTGGCCACCCTCCCCCCTCCCTGCCCCTAGGAAACTCCCTCGGGTATAGGCGATGTACATTCTGGGCGTTTTTTCCACAGGGCGGTGATCCTCATGGCTGACCGTAAGAAGTTGCGTGCGCTGGGTGAGGACGAGAAGCCGCCCGCGGTGACGGTCGTGAAGACGGTCCTTGAGGCGGCTGAGGGTGGGAATCAGCTCGAGCTGCTGGTGTCGATGCGTAACCGTGTGGCGAAGGCGGTTCAGGATCCCAATTGTCCGCCCCGTGACCTAGCGTCCCTGACTCGCCGATTGCAAGAGATCGCCCGTGAGATTGAGGCGATTGAGGCTAAGGCGAAGCAGGAGGCTGACGAGGATGGTGACAGCCGAACCCCAGATGAAGCCTGGGACGCCGAAGCTATCTGAGACTGCCCGCCATGTCATTCTGCCGAAGGGCATTGCGTCGACTGGTTGGCCGGCTGTGCGTGACAAGTGCCTGGCGTTGGGGTTGACGTTCGATCAGTGGCAGGACGGCGCTGGGCGGGCGATTCTCGCTAAGCGTGAGGATGGCAAGTACGCCGCCACTGTTGGTGGCGTTGCGATGTCGATCCCGCGGCAAGTGGGGAAGACGTATCTGCTGGGTGCGATCGTGTTCGCGTTGTGTCTGCTGTTTCCGCGGACGACTGTTCTGTGGACTGCGCACCGGTTGAAGACGGCTAAAGAGACGTTCCGGTCGATGCAGGGTATGGCGAAGCGTCGGAAGATTGCTCCGTTTGTAGAGCAGGTGTTCACGGCTGCGGGTGCGGAGGAGATCAAGTTCCGCAACGGGTCGCGGATCATGTTCGGAGCTCGGGAGACCGGCTTCGGGCGTGGTTTCGCGAAGGTTGACATCGAAGTGTTCGATGAGGCACAGATCCTCACCGAGCGTGCGCTTGACGACATGCTTCCCGCGATGAACGCGGCGCCCAACGCGCTGGCGTTGTTCACGGGGACGCCGCCGCGTCCGATTGATCCGGGTGAGGTGTTCGAGCGGCTTCGCACGGAAGCGCTCGAGCAGGGTACTGGTAAGGGCGAAACGCTTTACATCGAGTTCAGCGCGGACCAGAACGCTAGCCCGGACGACCTTGCGCAGCAGGCGAAGGCGAACCCGTCGTTTCCGCATCGGACGCCGGCCGAGGCGATCCAGCGGATGCGTAAGCAGCTTTCGGAGGATTCGTTTCTCCGCGAGGCGATGGGGATCTGGGATGCGGACTCGCAGCACCGTGTTATCGGTGAGGCTGAGTGGTCTGCGGTCGCTGATCCGGCGTCGATGGCGATTGAGCGGTTGTCGCTTGCGATTGACGTTCCTCCGGGCCGTGACGTTGCTTCCGTGGCGCTTGCTGGGATGCGGGCTGATGGCCTGTGGCATGTGGAGATGGATGAGTCCCGTAAGGGTGTCGATTGGGTCATCCCGTGGGTGGTGGAGCGTGCGTCGAAGAATCGTCTGCACGCGATTGTTGCGGATGAGATGTCTGGTCTTGTCGAGAAGCGTCGTGACCGCAACTACCTGATTGGTACTGACGTTGAGGTGACGCTCGCGGGCGCGGAGGGGCGTGACATGGCCATTGCGTGCGCGAAGTTCTATGACGCGGTGGTCAGTCCGACTCCCTCTGTGCGGCATGTCGATCAGCCGCAGGTGAACGTGGCTTTGTCGGTTGCCCGGAAGCGACCGCTTGGCTCCGGCTGGGCGTGGAACCGCAAGGACGCAGCGTCCGACATCACGCCGATAGTGGCGATGACTCTCGCCCTTTGGGGCGCTCAGAACGACAACGTGAAACGCCCGACGAGGCGTTCTGGATCTAGGACGGCGGTGGTTCTCTAGTGGCCGAAAAGATCCATGTTCCCGGGATGACGGAGGACGAGCTTGTCACCCTGAACTACAACGTCGAGCAGTTGGCGGCGCTGTCGAAGCGGAATCTGTTGCGTTCGTCGGTGTATGACGGGAAGCGGGCGATTCGTCAGGTTGGGTCGGTGATTCCGCCGCAGTACAAGCGGTTGGGTCTGATCCTTGGGTGGAATGCGAAGGGTGTTGACGGGCTGGCTCGTCGTTGCAATCTCGAGCGGATGGTGTGGACCGGTGGGGACATCAATGCGCTTGGTATCCAGGAGCTCACGGACAACAACTTCCTGCTGTCGGAGATCGCGAACGGGCGCACGGATTCTCTGATTCATGGGGTGTCGTATCTGATTACGACGCGTGGTGATGAGTCGAAGGGTGAGCCGAAGGCGCTGATTCATGCGAAGGATGCGTTGAACGCGTTCGGGTCGTGGAATAACCGGAAGCGTCGCCTTGATGATCTGCTGTCGGTGACGTCTCGTAAGGACGGGAAGATTACCGGGTTTGTGCTGTACCTCGATGGGGAGACGGTCAACGCGGAGAAGGATTCGTCTGGTTGGTCTGTGGATCGTTCGGAGCATCCGTGGCATGTGCCGGCTGATCCGATGGTGTATCGGCCGCGTGCGTCTCGGCGTATGGGTCGTTCGCGGATCACCCGGTCGACGATTGGGCTTCAGGATGCGGCTGTTCGTGCGTTGATTCGCATGGAGGGTCACATGGATATCTACTCCATCCCGCAGCTTGTGCTGTTGGGCGCGAGCGATGCGATATTCAAGAACGCTGATGGGTCGCAGAAGGCGTCGTGGCAGGTTGCGCTTGGGCGTGTGTTCGGTATCCCGGATGATGACGAAGCGCAGAACCCGCGGGCGGACATCAAGCAGTTCAAGGCCGAGACGCCCGAGGCGCATCTGGCGCAGATGAACGCTCTTGCGAAGCTGACGGCCCGCGAGTTTGACCTGTCGGATGCGGACTTTGCGCTGACTGACATGGCGAACCCGACCGCTGCGGACTCGTATTCGGAGGCGCGCGAGAACCTGCTTGCTGAGGCCGAGGGCGCCACGGACGACTGGTCTATTACGGTCCGTCGTGCGGTGACTCGTGGGCTTGCGATTCAGAACGATCTGAACGAGATCCCTGCCGAGTGGGCGTCGATTGACACGAAGTGGCGTAACCCGCAGTACGTGTCGCGGTCTGCTGCTGCTGATGCGGGGCAGAAGCAGCTTGCGGCGGTTCCGTGGCTTGCTGAGACCGAGGTTGGTCTCGAGCTCATCGGTATGGATGAGCAGACGATCAAGCGTGCTCTTGCGGAGAAGCAGAAGGCGGACGGGCGTGCTGTTGTGCGTGCGCTGGTGAACTCGAAGGCGGTCGCTAATGGTGACAGCGCTTCAGTCGAAGGCGGCGCTCAGGCTAGTAACGACTGAGTCGGTAGATACGGCGGTCGGACTGCTTGTGGCGCTCCCCGGGAGCCCTACAGCGCGGCGTGCGGCGCTTCTGAACAGTGTCCCTGAGGTGATCGGGTACTTCTCTGAGGGGTCGGCTGCTTTGGCGGTCGACTTCTACGAGGAGGAGCGGGTCAGGGCAGGGGTTCGGGATCGGACGTTCGTCACGCAGTTCGTCATCAACGACCGGACGGTGAAGATTCGCCGCGGTATCGCGTGGGCGTCTGATCCGCTGTTTTCGGACGACGAAGAGACTGCGTCGAAGCGGCTTGCGGAGATTGTGCAGTTGGAGACGGCGAAGCCGTACCGAGACACGATCCTCACGAATCGGCAGAACGACCCGGAGTCTGTGGGTTGGCGGCGTCTCGCGTCGGCTAAGACGTGTCGGTTCTGTCGGATGCTGGCTGATCGTGGCGCCGTGTACCGGCAGTCGACGGTGCAGTTCGCGGCTCACCCGAATTGTCACTGCACTGCGCAGCCGGTGTTCAAGGAGAACGATCCCGGCACTGAGGTTGGCGAGTTCCAGTACATGGCGAGCCGGCGCAATAAGACGCCCGCTACGAGGGCGCGCGTCCGGGACTACCTGGACGCCAACTATCCGGAATGAAGGCTTCCACGGGTCTCCTGTGGCCGTACGCGACGGTTTCGCGGTGAATGTGCGACGGCACGAAAACGGAGAGTACCGAAATGACTGGAAACGAAAGCACCCCCATCGGTGTGGGTTCGACGGCAGCGGGCGAATCCGCGCTGGCGATCGGATCGGGAGCCCAGACGCAGGAACAGGATAAGACCTTCACGCAGGCCGAGGTCGACCGGATCGTGAAGCAGCGCGCCGAGAGGCTCGCCAAGGAGCAGTACCCCGATTACGAGGACCTCAAGGCGAAGGCTGCGGGCGCGAAGACGCTCGAGGAACGTCTTGGGTCGCTTGAGCAGGAACTCAGTGCCACGAAGGCTGAGGCGCTTCGCTCGAGCATTGCCGCACGGTTCGGGATCAGCACTGAGAAGGGCAAGGACGATGAACCGTCCGACGCCGATCTGTTCCTCACCGGTACTGACGAGTCCACTCTGACAGCCCAGGCGCAGCGCCTTGCGGCACGTCAGGCGGACTCCAAGAAGCAGGGAAACGTCGCCCCGAAAGAGGGCGCGACCACAACGACTGGCAAGGACGACACGGAGCTTCGCGAATTCGCGCGGGGCCTGTTCGGTCAGGCCGACTAACCGAAAGGCAAGACAATGACATCACTTGCTACGGGGTCGCTTTCGATCCCCAAGCAGAAGATCGCGCCGTGGCTTGGTGCGATCCAGAACGGGTCGGCTGTGGCCACCCTTTCCGCTCAGACTCCGATGACGTTCGGTGAGGGCGAGTCGTGGACGTTCGACATCGGCGAGGCCGAGTATGTCGCTGAGGGTGGCGACAAGGGCGCTTCGACGGTGACTCCGACGAGCAAGACGATCAAGCCGTTCAAGTTCCACAAGACTCTCCGTTTCAACGAAGAGGTTCTGTGGGCGGACGAGGACCGTCAGCTTGAGATCGTGGACGAGATCCTTGCTCTCATTCAGCCGGCGCTCTCCCGCGCGCTCGACTTCGGTGTGTTCCACGAGATCAACCCGACCGGTGGTGCTGTTGTCGCCGCAATGAACGGTGGTCTCACTGACACCACGAACCTGGTGGAGTACGTGGCTGCGGACAAGCCGTACGTGAGCCTGGACGCGGCTGACGCGCTTGTCCTCGCGGATGGGTTCGTTCCCCGCGACATCGCACTGGACCCGACCTACGCGGCGAAGTTCTCGGCTCTGCGCGGTACGAACTCCGAGCAGAAGCTGTACCCGAACTTCCGTCTCGGCATCGAGACCAGCGAGCTCGACGGCCACCGTGCGTCCGTGTCGAACACGGTTCGCGGTACTGGTGTACTCGCGGTCGACACCGACGTGCTCGGGTTCGTCGGCGACTTCTCGGCCATCCGTTGGGGTGTGCAGAAGTCGATCGGCCTTGAGGTCATCCGTTACGGTGACCCGGACGGTGGCGGTGACCTGAAGCGTAAGAACCAGGTCGCGTTCCGTGCGGAGGTTGTTTACGGCTGGGGCATCGCGGACCTGAACGCGTTCGCGAAGATCCACGACCTCGTCTGATGGTTCGCCTGCGCAACACTGCGTCGGGCGCCATCGTGTCTGTCGCTGACGAGAAGGTTGCGCGGCTGGGTGCTGAGTGGGTGCCGGTGGAGGAGACTTCGCCGGCACCCCGGAAGCCCGGGCGGCGCCGCAAGATCAACCCGGCGCCGGGCATGAGTGAGGAACACATCGGGCGTGTCGAGTCCGACTAAGGATAGGGGGCGGTCATGTCTGTAAGCACCGACAACATTGCGGTGGCTCTGGGGGTGGCCGTCCCCGACTCGGGTTCGCTGGTTGAGCAGCAGTGGGAGATGTGGATCGATGACGCAGAAATGCTCATCGAGGTACGTCGCGTGCAGCTTGAGGTTGAGACGATCGATCAGGCGAAACTGGACTACGTAGTCCGGGAAGCCGTGGTCGCTCAGGTGAAGCGCCCGGACGACTCAACCCAGGTGACCGTTTCGGTGGATGACGGCTCCACGTCGAAGTCGTACCGGTCCGGTAAGGGTCGGGTGACGATCCCCGACGAGCTTTGGGCTCTGCTTGGGCTCACGGAACCTTCCGGTGCGTTCGCTATCGACATGCTCGGCACGTGCTCGACACACCTGGCATGGTGCTCCCTGTCCATGGGCGCGTCGTACTGTTCCTGCGGGGTGGACATCGCAGGGTTCCCGCTCTTCGAGAGCGGTGAAGAGTGAATCTCGGTTACGACATCGCTTCGCAGCTCCCTTACCTGCGGTCGCAGGCTGCGGGGCGGTTCACTGAGACGTTCAAGGTGTACACCGTGACGAAGTCGGAGCCGGATGCTGACGGTGTTGTCGTCGAGACTGAGGTGACGGTCTACCCGGCCGTCACGGGTCGGTGGAAATCCGCCACGATGAACGTGTCTGAGCGTGAGCAGGGATCTCAGGTTCCCGCGGTACAGGACACGCACATTCACGTCGCGGTGGGTGCCACACCGTTGGTCGGGGTGAACACGTTGTGGCGTGTGACTGCGTCCACAGCAGACCCGTCACTTGTTGGTCGCGAGGCCCGGACGAAGGGTCTTCCGCAGGCTGGTCAGGTCACCGCACACCGGTATCCGGTGGAGGAAGCGAACTGACATGGCGGATGGTATCGAGTTCGATTTCTCCGAGCTGAACAAGCTTGCCGCCGACCTTGATCTTGCAGCGGAGGGCGTCGAGGAGCCGTTGAAGGTTGCCCTGAATGTGACGTCTAACCGGATCAAGAAGGCGGCGCAGCGGAAGGTTGGTGCACGTCGCCACTTCCGGCAGGCGGCGCGGGCGATCACGTTCGATGTGAACTCGCGGAAGCGTTCGCTTGAGTCTGAGATCGGGTACGAGAAGGGTCGTGGCGGTGCTGCGCATCTCGGCAACCTGATCGAGTTTGGGGCGCCGGGTTCACCGAATGCTCTGACTCCGGGTAACGAGCTTGCGTCGTCGCTGGCGGAGAACGAAGAGGACTTCATGCGTGGCGTTCTCCGTGCGGTCGACGATGCCATGCGGAAGGCGGGCCTCTGAATGTCTAGGAAGCACACTGACGCGTTGAAGGCGAAGACGCAGGAGCTCGTTGCGCTCGCCACGAAGACGTTCGTCACGCTCGCCCAGTACCCGAACGGCACGAAGCCGGCGCCGCCGTACATGGTGTGGCATCCGGCGCAGGGCCAGAACGAGCAGACGGGTATTACGGGTCCGCGGTCTCGGAAGAATCCGCGGTTTACGGGTCACTTGGTGGGGCGTGACGCGGATGAGGTTCAGGCGCTCCTGGATCTGCTCGAGGCGAAGCTTTACCCGGGTGGTGTCGGGGTGACTCTGACGGTGGCGGGTGAGCGGTCGAAGCCGCTCTGGTTCTCGTCGCCTCTGCCCATTCAGGTGCAGACGGACCCGCAGCCAACGATCGTGTACGCGGTTGTTGAGGTGGGTTGGTCGGCCGATCCCGAATGACCATTAGTTCGCAGGAGCCCTCGCCGTGTGCGGGGGCTTCTCCAGTTAAGGGGGTCCGCATGGCGAAGCGTAGGCAGCCGGCGAAACCGGCCACACCGGGTCACATCGTGCTCGAGGACGCGCACGGGAACCGGGTGACGGTGACCGAAACGCATTGGCGTCGCTGGAACGCGGCGCTCTCACAAACCTTCCGCCCCGTGGCGGAGACACCGGACACATCCGTGTCCATTGAGCCGCCCACGGGCGACAAGACAGAGGAGAACTGACATGGCTCTTGAGGCCGTTCCTGGATCAGTCGCATGGGATGGAAACCTGCGAATCACCTTCACTGCGGAAGCAGATGACCCGACCTCGGCGGCGGACCTCGCGGCTGGTGCGGATCTCACCTACTCGCTGAAGACCCTGGCGCGCACGATCACTGAGGCGCGGATCGAAGACCCCCGCCTCACGCTCAAGCAGATTCTTGAGAAGGCCGGCAAGGTCACCGAGCAGGTTGAGGTGCAGTACGTGTTCGGTGACGCTGCCGATGTTGCTGCTGCGACTCTCACCCGCGGTACGAAGGGTCACCTGACTCTCCGCTACTCGGAGCCGAACGAGACCGTGTGGACTGCGGCTCAGATCGTCGATGTCATCACGATCGAGTGCGGCAAGCAGCGCAAGGACTCGCCCGTGGAGAACGGTGTGCAGACCATCACGCAGACGCTGTTCGTGGTCGACGCCACGCAGGACGACGTCGCCGTCATCGCGTAATCAAGCCCCGGCCTGGGTGGTTCCTCCACCGTCCACCCAGGCCGGTTTTCCCTACGGTGGGGAATAGGTGGAGACATGGATATTGCGGCTCTTGTCGCGAAGGCCCGGGAGTCGTTCGACTCGGTGGAGCCTGTAGATCAGGACATCCTCATGGGTGACGAGGTGGTGACGGTTCGGTTCTGGCCGGTCACGGGTTCGGCTTGGCGGGCGTTGACCGCAGAGCACCCGGCACGGCCGAAGGTCGTCATGGACCAGAACCTCGGCTACAACCTCGATGCGGTGACACGGTCATACCCGAACGTGTACCTGGTGCAGGGTGACGACGTTGTGAAGGTCAGCGACCCGCTGCCGAGGAAGCTGGTCACGGACCCCGAGAAGCGCCCGTGGTTCGACGTCGTGGATTCCCTCTCGGGACCCGACCTGAAGAACCTTGCCTCTGCGGTGTGGGGTCTGAACGAATACGACCCTGCTAAGCGGCTCGCGCACGCGGGAAAAGCCTCAGCGGGCGGGCGGAAGAAGAAGCCCAGCTAGCCCGCGAACTTGGCGTGACCGTCCGCGAACTCAACGGATGGGCGTCCGCGACGGTAACCCTCGACGCCAACGGGAACGTTGTGTCGGTGAGTGTCAGCGAACCCCGCTTCACGCCCACGGAACTCGAGACGCTGCTGGCCGCGCGCCGGCTCGAGCAAAGCCGAAACGATCTGGGCATCCCGCATCACGTCGCAATGGACCCTGCCAACCAGTTCAAGTTCAAGGTTGTCGGTCCACGTCGCGACTGGTCGGAGGAAGCGGTGCGGTTGGTGAAGGAAGACTATCGCCGCTCGTACCCGGAAGCGGACATGTCGACGTTGCGGTGGAGTGCCGAGCTAATCGACGGTTGAGGCGTGCTGCGGGCATAGGTGATCGCTTGCGGCTAGGACGACAGTCCCGGCATCCGCGATGCTCATGCCGCTCGCCTCCAACTCCGCAGCCGCACGGTGCCCGCTTAACCCCTCGTCGAGGGCGGCGCAGACAGCCTCACCGATGGATTCAAGTTCCTCTTCGGTGAGGTCTTCCGTCAACGTCGGCCGGTCTTCGCGGATCGTCTCGATGTACCCGCCACCTCCGGCGCATCCCGATAGGGCGAACAGCATCGCCGCAACGGCAACCGCCGCCAGTTTCCTCATGCGCTGATCGTAGCGCCGCGCGGCACGTAACAGAACAGGCGGTGATTCGGTGGCGGATCGTCAGACCAAGGTCATCCTTTCGGCTCAGTCGGCAGAGTATGTGGCCGCTTTTGAGCGGGCAGAGAAGGCGACGCGGGATCTCGGTTCCGAGTCGGAGAAGCTTGCGCAGAAGAAGTCGGCGTTTGAGCAGATTGGGCGTGGAGCGGTCGTTGCCGGCGCTGCGATTACCGCCGTCACTGCACTGTCGGTGAAGGCTGCGATCGACTGGGAGTCGGCGTGGGCTGGTGTCACTAAGACCGTTGATGGTAACGCGCAGGAGATGGCTGTTCTCGAGGAGCAGTTGCGGTCGCTGACTGCTGTTCTCCCTGCCACGCATGAGGAGATCGCGGGTGTCGCTGAGGCGGCGGGTCAGCTTGGTGTGGAGCGGGAGAACATCGCTGAGTTCACGAAGACGATGATCGACCTCGCTGAGACGACGAATCTGACGGCGGATGAGGCTGCTACGTCGATCGCGCAGTTGATGAACGTGATGCAGACCGCCCCGGAGGACGTTGACAACCTGGGTGCTGCGTTGGTGGCGCTGGGTAACGATGGTGCGTCGACTGAGCGTGACATTGTCGAGATGGCGCAGCGTATCGCTGGTGCGGGTGAGATTGTCGGGCTGACTGAGGCGCAGGTTCTCGGGTTCGCGAATGCTCTCGCGTCGGTGGGTATTGAGGCTGAGGCCGGTGGGTCTGCTATCTCCCGCATCATGACTGACATTGCGATGTCGGTGTCTGCGGGTGGGGAGGATCTGGAGCGGTTCGCTGAGGTTGCGGGGATGTCTTCGCAGGAGTTCCAGAAGGCGTTCAATGAGGACCCGGCGAACGCGATTGCGACGTTCGTTGAGGGTCTGGGGAAGATCGACGCGGCCGGTGGGGATGTCTTCAAGACTCTCGCTGATCTGGGGCAGTCGGACATTCGTGTGTCGCAGGCGCTTCTTGGTATGGCGAATTCGGGTGATCTTCTGCGGAAGTCGCTCGAGCTCGGCGCGGTCGCGTGGGAAGACAACCTGGCGCTGGTCGAGGAGGCCCGGAAGCGGTACGAGACGACTGAGGCGCAGATCCAGATCGCCGGCAACTCAATCCGCGACGCGGCGATCGACCTGGGTGCGGTGTTCCTCCCCGCGGTCAAGGACGGTGCGGATGCTATCGCGGGCATGGCGCAGAGCTTCGCTGACCTTCCCGAGCCCGTGCAGGGCATCATTGGCCTCCTGGGTGGGGTTGCTGGTGCCGTTGCGCTGACCGGCGGTGCGGCTCTCCTCGCAGTCCCGAAGATCGCAGAGTTCCGTGTTGCGCTGGCAACGCTCCAGACAACGGCGGGACGCCTGGCGTTCGTCGGCGGCGGGGTTGTTGTCGCGATCACGGCACTGGTTGCTGTGGTGGGGACTCTGGCGCAGAAGCAGGCTCAGGCGCGTCAGCGTGCTGAGGGTTATGCGCAGGCGCTCGAGCAGGGTGCTGATGCTGCCCGGGATCTGGCTATCGAGAACCTGGCGTTGGAGAAGTCTGTTCTGGGTCTGGAGTTCGGGTCGGCGTACGACAACGCCGAGAAGCTGGGCATCTCGCTTCAGTTGGTCACTGATGCGGCTTCCGGTAACAGGCGTGCGCTTGAGGAATTGAACGAGATCCTTGACGTGGCGAGTGTTGGCGGGTCCGCGGCGCAGAAGATGGCCGACGAGCTCGGTATCAGCTACATCGACCTTGCACAGTCGGCTGGGACGCTGCGTGAAGCCATCAAGGACGAGACCGATGGCCTCGAGCGGGGCAAGGACATCCGGGAGCAGTCCAAGGACGCGACGGATGAGAACACTGAGAGCACCAAGACTGCGGCTCAGGCATACCAGGAAGCCGCCGATAAGGCTGGTGGTCTGAACGACGAACTGGCGACCTTGCTGGAGACGATCAACGAGGCCAACGGTGTCGGTCAGGATGCGATCAGCGCGAACATCGCGTACAAGGATTCGCTGGCTGAGATCGACGATGTGATCCGGAAGGCCCGTGAGGGTCTTGACGAGAACAACGACGGCCTGGCGGATTACGTGCTCACTCTTGATGAGGGCACCGACGCGGGGCGTCGCAACAAGGAGATGCTGGTCGACCTGGCGCGTGAGGCTGAGGAGGCCGCTAAGAAGCAGTTCGAGCTCGACGGGGATACGGAGAACTACCGGAAGACTCTCGAGGACTCGCGGCAGGCGCTCCTAGACCGTGCGGAGGACCTCGGGGCTAACGCTGACGAGGCCAAGAACCTCGTGGATCAGATTCTTACTATCCCCTCGGAGACTGAGTGGAATCTGATCGCTAACACAGCGGCGGCTGCGCGGACGATCGAGGACTTCAAGACCCGGTATGGGACGTTGCAGGGCATCATCAACTACCGGGCTGTGCAAAGCGTCGAGACTGGCGCGGAGCGGCCCGGACGTGCTTCCGGTGGCCCGATCTACGGTCCCGGAACTGGCACCTCGGACACGGCGGGACTGTACCGCCTGTCGAACGGTGAGCATGTCTGGACTGCGTCTGAGGTCAATGCTGCGGGTGGGCATGACGTCGTTGAAGCGATGCGCCGTTGGGTGAAGACCGGTCAGGGGTTCCCGTCGATGGCTGGCGCCTCGGGTGGTGGTGACGGCAAGGTCGTTCAGGTCAGCCAAAACATCTATCCGCAGCCGGGGATGAGTGAAGAGCAGATCGGTCGCGCCGCGGCGCGCACCCTCGAGTTTGAGATGAGGAGCGCATGAGCATCACGGCGACGGTCGGGGGGTTGACGTTCCAGGGTGGTGGTGCTTCGGCGACCTACACGATCGGTGACAACGGGCTCGAGGGCTGGTTCGTGGGTGGCACGTCGATGCGTCGTGAGTACGTGGACCGCCCGAATCATCCCGGGCAGTTCGCGACGCCGGGTTACCTCTCGGGTCGTATCGTCACGCTCTCCGGGAAGGTTCTGGGGACTGGTGATGAGGAGGCGTTTGAGGACGCGTTGGATGCGTTGGATGCACTGCTCGAGGACGGCGGTTCGGACACTCTGACGGTGACGACTCCGAAGGGCGCGAAGACAGCAACCGTGTTCCGGTATGGGGAGCCGCAGTTGCGGATTGTCGTGTACGGGTCGGTTGCTGAGTATCAGATCCAGTTGTGGGCGCCTGATCCGGAGAAGGTGGTTGTTCCGTGACTTGGTCGTACTGGTTCTGTGACACGCTCACCGGGGAGAAGCAGCTTGAGGTTGAGCCGGCGCGGGGTTCGTGGTCGCGCCGGCTGAATGTGACCCAGTCGGGGTCGCATGTTTTTTCGTTGGGTGATCGTCTTCATTCGCGGGCTACGTGGCGTGCGTTGACGGAGACGTGGAACCGGGTTTTGGTTCAGTGTTGGGATGACGTGCCGGTGTATGCGGGTGTTGTGACTGGGCGCCCGTATGACCGTGACACACAAATGTTGACGGTGCAGCATACGGATGTTCGGTCGTGGTTTTCGTACCGGTACCCGTTTGGTGTGGCGGGGTATTCGGATGTGTCGTTGGTGCCGGGGAATCTGACCATCACGAGTAAGTCGTTGGTGTCTGCGGTGGGTCTCGTCCTTGACGCGGGTTTGAAGGGGCCGATTGGTGCACCGTACGCGATCTACCCGCTGCCGATCGTGTTGCCGTCGCTGGTGGAGTCTGGGTCGTTCTCTGCGGTGTATGAGAACTACAACTTCCAGCGGGTGTCGGACATTCTCGATGATTTGCAGGGGTTGGATGGTGGGCCGGATGTGGAGTTCGTTCCGCAATGGTCTGGCACTGACACGCTCGAGTGGGTGACGCGGGCTGGCACGTTGACTGGTGGCACGTTCGACTTTGACCTGACTGCCGCGGATTCGCCTGTGTCGTCGTACAAGTCGTCTGAGGACGGGTTGAAGCAGGTTACGGGTGTGTTCGGTATCGGTCAGGGTTACGGGTTGACGATGGCTGTGGGTGGCACGGCGAACGCTCTGCCGTATGTGATTCCGGCTCGGGACACGACGTATCCGGTGAAGATGGCTGCGACGCCTGGTGAGGCTGGGGATCTTGCGTTCGCGCGGGTCCAGAAGTACAAGTACGCGACGGTTCAACCGGAGCTCACTGTTCTGGCGACGGAGGTGTCTCCTACGGATCTTGTGCTGGGTTCGACGATCACGGTGACGGATTCGGATGACCCGTTCCTGCTTGATGGGCCTACTGATTTCCGCCTGATCGGGTTGTCGGGTGGGGTTGGCGATTCTTTGACGCTCACTATCGAGGAGGAGTTTGTCTGATGGCTGCATACGACAATCCTGGTAGTGAGATGGCCGACCTTATGCGGCGTGTGCGGGTGCTTGAGACGCAGTCGGGTGCGGATGGTGCCGGGTTTGGTGGTGGGGATAGTTCTCACCCTGGTACCGGGGCTAACTCGGTTGCGTTGGGGCCGGATGGTGCGGCTGCGTCGGAGGCGAATACTGTAGCGCTCGGGCGGTCGGCTGACGCTGCCGGCTACAACGCGACCGCGCTTGGGCGGACATCGAAAGCCTATGGGAACGACTACTCGACGGCGGTTGGCGCGTTCACTTGGGCTGATGAGGACTGTTCGACCGCCGTTGGTGGGGCTGCTTCTGCGCAGGCAGTCGATAGTACGGCTCTGGGTTTCAACACGCTCGTCGCGTTTGCTCATACTCATTCCACTGCGGTGGGTGCCGATGCCGAGACGACTGCGGCGAACCAGGTTCGTCTCGGGACAACGGCGGACACCGTGTATGTCCCGGGGAATCTGACGGTGGCGGGTACGTTCTCGAATCCGTCTGCCCGTCACCTGAAGCAGAACATCATCCCGGCCCCGCACCTCGTGTCGGTATTCCCCACACAGTACGAGTGGGAGTACATCGAGGGTGACGGGCGCCGGCAGATTGGCCCGATGGCTGATGACCTTGTTGGGACGGACGCGGAACGGTTTCTCGTTCGCGACGACGAGGGTGAGCCTGCGGGTATCGACAAGCTCGGGCTGCACACGGCGCAGATCGCCGCCCTGCTGGCACGCATCGAACTTCTGGAAGACGAACTTAGGAGACAACGTGGCTGATCTTGATCTGTCTCCGGGAGTGCTGAATATCAGCGGGTTCCGGCGCGAGGACACGGTGTCGTTTGAATGGACGGCCGTGCAGGATGGTGTGCCTGTGGTGTTGCCGACGACGGGCTGGGAGGCGCAGATTCGTGCGGAAGCGGGCAACTCTGAAGACCCGCCGCTTGCGACGATCACGGTGGATTCGTCGGACGCTGATACGGGTGTGTTCCGGTTCTCGATTGCGTCGGTGGACACGGTTGACATGCCGGATCTGTGTTTCTGGGATTTGCAGCACACGCCGACTGCGCGGACGTGGGTTGCGGGCAAGATCAAGCCGAAGGATCAGGTGACACAGTGACCGATATTACGGTTGAGGTTGTTGCCGCTCCGGCGATCGAGGTAACGGTGTCTCCGGCTGGCGTGCCGGGTATGTCGGCGTATCAGCACGCGTTTGCGAACGACCCGTCTGTTGGCACCGAAGCTGAGTGGCTTGAGTCCCTTCAGGGTGAGGATGGCGCGCAGGGGCCGGCTGGGACGATCACGGTTGGCATTGTCACCACGGGCGCGCCGGGTACTGGCGTTGAGGTTGAGAACGTCGGTACTGCGTCTGCTGCGGTCCTGAACTTCACCATCCCGGAGGGTCAGCCCGGCGAGGATGGTGTGGGCGGTGGCGGTGCGTGGGGTTCCATCACGGGAACGCTCACCGATCAGACTGACCTGGCGTCCGCGCTGGACGGTAAGTCGGACGACGGTCACTCTCACGCACAGTCGGACGTTACGGGGCTTACGGCGGCGCTGAGCGCGAAGGCTGACGCGGCAACGGTGACGACTGCTCTGGCGGGGAAGTCCGATGTCGGGCACACGCATGCACAGTCTGATGTAACAGGGCTGACTGCGGCTCTCGCGGGAAAGTCGGATACCGGTCACACGCACACGGCGTCGAACGTGACGGACTTCAACACGGCTGCGGATGCGCGGGTGGTCGCTGGCATCACGGGGAAGCTCGACACCTCGGCGGCACCTGAACTTATCCGCGACACCATGGGGACCGCACTGGTGGCGGGAACCAACATCACCCTCACGGTGAACGATGCGGGCGACACGATCACGGTTGCTGACACGGTGTCTCCGATTGCCGCGGGTTCTGCGAACAACCCGCACACCACACAGGGCGCCACACGCAACGCGTCACTTCCGAAGAACTTCTGGCAGTACACGGGCACCGAGGGTGTCGACGACCCGACGAACGCGATCTTGGGCGACGAATGGATTAGCGCATGACTCTCATCACCCCCACAATCGCCGCTGACGCGAACCCTGGCCCGCTCGTGTATGCCGAGTTGGCTACCGCAATGCTCGCGCTCGGGTGGACGCTCGACGACACGCGGGTCATCGGAGCACGCACGCACAAAGTGATGAAGTCGGCGGCTGCGGGGAACTCTCGAAACCTGGACTGGTACCTCGACATTTCTTACCCGACGACGGGCGTGGCGTCGGGGCTGCTCATCACACCGTTCGAGGGGTATAACTCGGCGACAGGACTGGCGACGCGGGGGCCGTACTCGGCTAACGATACGACACTCGATGGGACGACTTACTCCCGGTTCGGGGCGACCGCCAGTGCGCTGGAGACGAACTGGGCGAACACCGCCAGTTGGACGCAACTTGATTCGCCGCTGAGCATCTCCTCGTTCGCGATGATCGCGTCGATCACGAGAGACCGCGTCATCCTCCTGGTCGGCACGGAGCCCACCCAGGCATCCTACGCAGGCTTCTTCACTCCGACAGCGGAGCATGCCGCGCACGCTGGTGCCGCGCTGTTCCCCCTCATCACGACGCGGCTTAGCGGGGCTACGGCCCGCGATAGTTCGGGCGGCTCCGGAAGCGTCCAGGTTGCCATGACTCGTCTCCCGAAGGTGAGCACGGTGAACTGGAACGGACATTGCACACTCGCACCGATCACCAGCTTTATGGGGGGGCGGGTCGGCGGTGCAGTTTCGGCTGTGGACAACCGGGTAACCGGTAGCCCCTTCTACGTCGCGGCGGGAGCGACGGCGACCGGTGGCGCAGCGACCATCGGTGAACTTGACGGCGTGCTCGCAGCCAACGCCGACCCGGCAGTGGTCCGTGGCGACACGGTGAATGCCGGGGACTACGTGTCGACCACCGTCGTCAGCTCGACCTGCATTCTCATCGAGGCTGTCTGATGACTGACCGTGGCACAGTAACCCCTTCCGCGCCCGCCCCACCGATCGTCGTCACCGACTACGAGCCGCTGACGCTCGGCAGTGGCGGAACCCCTGTGGACCCGAAGCGGTACCTGCTGACAGGCGCCGGCTGGGTCGCGATCCAGTAACTGTGTATCACTGGTGGATACGAAACGCTCTTGCATAACGTATCCACCAGTGACACAGTAAGGGGCATGACAATGAACACCACCACCCACCCCAACCCGGTCGGTGCACTCCACCTCGACGACGACACCGAATGCGCCCACGACGGTGCATGCGGTCGCAGCGTCTACTGGGTCGGCGGGGCACCCCTGCACGAGTTCCCTACACTGTCCGAGTGACTAGGCCCCCCGGGTACGTCCCACCGAAACATCAGAAGGTCATCCGTCGTGCGCAACAGGCGCAGGAGACCGCTGACCGGGCGTTCCGGGACGCTGTTCGTGCCGCGCACGATGATGGTGCGTCGATCCGCGAGTTGGCGAAGACGGCCGGGGTAGCCCCGAACACGATCCGCCGCATACTCGACGCCTAACCCCGCTCGAGCCCCCAACCCTCTAAGCCTCCGCATCGTCGGGGGCTTTTCTCATGCCCGCGGAGGTAGCAGATGCCGTCCTACACCAACGGGTACATCCCCGAAAACCTGCTCGTCATCTTCAAACGCGGGTGGAGCAAGATCGACGGCGACTGGTACTGGGGACTCTCCGCAGCCACCTACGCACGACACCTCGCCCTCGTCGCACTCGCCCGCAAACGCAACCCCGACGTTGTGCTGACCCCCACAGCCGGATTCTCCTGCTACCGCCCCTACTGGGCACAAGTCATCGCACAGAAAGTGTGGGGCACCGGCGCCGCAACCCCCGGCACCTCCTCCCACGGCGGGTACTGGGAACGCCGGCAGACACTCGCGATCGACTACCACAACTGGGGTCAGGTCTACGGGTGGAACCAGGCGGCATGGTTCGCTGACGTCCGCGCGGTCGGACTCACCCCGGGGATGATTATGCGTTCCCGCGGCTACCCCGACGAACCGTGGCACGTGATCGACCTTGACCCGTGGGGTGCTGTGCCCGCCTTCGCTGGTGTCTTCACACCGTTCGTCGGCACCCAACCAATCATCGAGGAGGAGGCCGACATGCCCCTATACATTCGCAACACGGCCCGCGGCGACTACGCGGTGCAGCCGGGTGTCGTGAAGCACATCGCCAACCAGAGCGTGCTCAACATTCTCATGGCGGCGAACCCTGCCGCGGTGAAGCGTGTTGATGTCACAGACGGGAACCTTGACGCCGTGCTCGGTGGCATTGGTGGTATCAGTCCGGCTGAGATTGCCGCCCTGCCCGCGGATGGGCTCTGGGTGTCGGGGCAGATCACGTCGAACCCGACCCTCGACTACGGAAGCTCACGGCCGACGCAGGAAGTCGTGCTCCGCTCCATCGACGCGAAGGTTGACACGCTCCTCGGTGAAGATGCAGCGGCCGAGGTTGAGGCGCGTCTCCGTGACGAGTTCGGTGCGATCCCCGGGGCCGTCCGCGACGAGTTCAAGAAGCGTCCCCTCTCATGACCACGCCGCCCGAGGACTCGCCCCCGTTCGTGAAGGTCACCCTCGACGTCATCTACCAGAAGCTCCTCGACGTCGACCAGAAGGTCAACCCGGTCCCGGAGATCGTCAAGGACCACGAGGCCCGTATCCGGAAGCTCGAGATCCAGACCGCTATCCAGTGGGTCGGGTTCGGGTTGCTCATTGCTGCTGTCGGTGGCGCTGGCCTCGACCTACTCATCCCCTAGGAGGAACCATGTCTGACATTCCCAACGCCGCACAGCTCGGCGTGATCGTGAAGAACGCGAAGGCACGCGCCATCATCTACGGCACCTACGTGGTCGCCATCATCGTCGCCGGCGCCGCACAGGTCGCCTACGCGTCGCTCGAGCTCGGACAGCCTGACATCCTTGTCGCGGGGGTTGCGGTGCTCGCCTACCTGGGTGTCCCGGTCGGCACCCTCGCCGTCGCGAACACGAACAGCGCCAGTTGATCCGGCACACACCGTTCAAGGGCAACTCGATCCGCCTCGCCTTCGGGTTCCTGTTCCACTGGTTCTAAACACAAATGCCCCCGGGCCTGTCACTTCGGTGTCAGGTTCGGGGGGCGATTCGTCGTTAGTACTGAAACGGTATCGTCCGCCAGTACACGAGTCGTGCGGTGGAGCATGGGCCGGGGGAGTCGCACAGGGTGTCGTCGTCAGCATGGTAGGGGATGCCGGGAGGGGTGACGTCGGTGGCCGGTGTGATGGTGGGGTGGGGCGTGTCCATACCCGTGGGAGGACGGTAAACGCTCCCCTGATACATCACGGACGGTCTGGTATCTCGATGGGCAGGTTCCAGTTCTGAGCCCACCGGTCTGGCGCATCGTCACCCGTCCACCAAGTCGGCTCGGGAACGAGTCGCCCGTGCGGTCCCTGGTGTCCGTCATAGAAGATGCACCGGTAGGCGTAGTCGCCAATATGCTGCTCGGCCCGACAGTTCGACCAGAATTCGGTGTGCGCCTCATCCACTGCCGCAGGCTCCGCCTCGACGGGCGTGCACAGGTCGGCGATCCAAGAGAACCGGGTGCCGTCTTCACGTTCGATCGTCACGGTTGGGCGGTCGGTGTAGGAGATCACGCGACCCCTCCCGAACGAGCCACCCCCGGCCGCGAAGTTCGCCTCGACGATTTCCCCGGACCCCACCCAGTCGGTGTGCTCGCTCATCACTCACTCCCCTCGGCGGCGGTGGCGCGGGGCCACCACTCATCGCCCTCAGCCCAATTCACGGGCTCCTCGTCCCCGGCGTAGGACCAGTAGTTGACGGATAGCTCGGGGTTGCGGGGCGCGTCGCGGCTCGCATGCGGGTTGACTATGGAGCCCACTGGTAGCGATCGCTGAGGGTTCCACTCGCCGACTGGATGGTAGGCATCCTCTGGGGGGAGCGTGATCGGCGGGGCCGGGCTGCGGCGCACATAAGCGGAGGTGAGTGACATGTCTGCAACCCGCGGTGCTTTCGCAATGGCGCGTAGCAGGCGAGAGGGCCTCATGCCAAACCCCCGTGGCCCATGACCATTACCTCGTCCGACCACCCAGGGGTTGATCGCACATACCGGATGTAACGGGTCTCCGCCCAGTCGCGGCGCCACCGCGGTTTCTGCATGCGCCGCCGATACCACGCTGGTTTTGTAGACTTAGTCATGTCGGACTCCTTGCTAGTTCGGCCATCGCCCCGGCCTGTTACCGCAGGTGCGGGGCTCTTTCTCTATCTTAACGGTTCGGGTTGCCATGCGGTAGTGAGACTACGGACGAGCCTTAGTATCGGCCGGTGGCGGTTTAGTGGCTGTTTTCAGGGCTTACCTGTGACTCCCTGTGGCTACTCGCCCGCAAAATCACGGGAAACGGTAGACGGAAGTAGGCCCAGGTAACCACGACCGCATAGCAGACTGCTCAGCATTCGGGGGTTCGAATCCCTCACTCGCCACAAGGCCCACAATCCCGGAAAATCAACGAAACCGCCCCGCCAGTCTTCGGACAGGCGGGGCGGTTTTCTTCGTTAGTGGCTATTTAGTGGCGGTTTTCGTTCGCAGGGGCGATTGCGTCAGCCTCGTCTCGAAGCCATGCGGCAAGTTCCTCCGCGTCGGCCATGCGGCGCGTCACCCCATCGGCCGCAGCCCTTAGAGCCGCAGCATCCCGGTGTGCCGCGGCTCGTGCTCGTCTAAGCCGTCTGTAGTCCGCTGTCGCCGATCGGTTTGCCTCCGTGCATCGCGGGCATTTGCACCCTAGGTTCCTATAGCCGTTCAATGTTCCATGCCGGGGATCGGAGGCGGCGGGGAGCATAGCGTCACCGGACTCCGGAGCTGGGTGACGACTCTTCGCCGAAGACTGCATCAAGCCCTGCGGACACGTGCGAATCGGCCCAGCGCGTGATGGCCGCGAGGACAGGGATGGCATCAGTATCAGCGTCGAACCCATGTGCCGCCAGGATGTGCGCCAAGTCTCGCGTGCGCTCATGCCGCGGACGCTCATGCTCGAAGATCCGGAACGCCTCATCGCGGCTCAGCGGCGGGCAAGTAGACTCGTTCATGTCGACTCCTTCATAGTCGGCTCTTGCCCTCGGCCCGTCGCAATCGGGTCGGGGGCTTCTACGTTCACATTAACAGCCACCCCCGACGTGGGGGACAGCAACTTCTGCACGGTCGACGCGGACGCCGGCCCGCGCGACGCCTGCTCCACGTAATGCCGCAGATTCCCGAACCCCGTATGCCCGAGCTGGTCACGCGCAGCCTCAACACCCAGATCCTCAGCAAGCAACGTCGCCACAGCCTTACGGAAAGCTCCAGGAGTCACCGCCGCGTACCCACTCCCCTCCAGTGCGGCCCGCCAATCCCTGCGGAGGTTGTCAGGCCACCGTGGCGTCCCCGCGGCAGAGGGAAACACCAGATCCGAGTACGCGCCCGCCGCGCGCGCCACAAGCATCGGCACAACGAACACGGGCAGCTCGAGCTCACGCCGGGACTTGTCCGTCTTCAGCGTTTCCTTCACGACCAGTTTCCCGTCGATGCTCCTCGCGACGGTTCCGTTGATGGTGACCGTGGGAGGCATCGAGTCGAAGTTGAAGTCGGACCACCGCAACGCCAGAACCTCCGACGTGCGGGCACCCGTCGCCGCGTACATGTCCATCGTGTCCCGCAGGCTCCCGTTCCGCGGACGCTGATACTTGTCCACCCCGGCATCCCACACTTCCAACAGTCCACGAATCGCAGCAATGTCGTCCGCACGCAACGCCTTCACCTTCGGCTTCGTCCGCGTAACCGCCTTAGTCTCCGGAACCGGATTCGAGTCCACCGCCCCCGCATAAACCGCATGGGACATCATGTGCTTCAACACAATCCGAACCGTCCGCGCCTGCCCCGGAGTCTTCTTCGCCACAGCCTGGATATAACGGTTCAGCTTCGCCGGGGTAGCCTCCCCCACCCGCACACCCGACAAACCCCGCAGAACCGCCTTCAACGCCTCCTGATAGGTGAGTTTCGTCCCGTCCGCCAGGTTCGTGTCAGCCAACATCTCCACCTTCCACGCGTCAGCCAACTGCTGAAGGGTGGAGTCCCGGGTGATGAGTTCACCGGCCGGCGTCAGACGATCCCGCAGAGCCTCCTTGAGCGCGTTGACCGCGAGGGCAGACGTCCGCCCCGTCCGCATCATCCGCCGCGTCTCACCATCACTGTCGCGGTACCAAGCGCTGGCCGCAGGCTTCCCGTTGTGAGTGAACTTACGGATCGTGCCGTAAGTCTCCAGGGGCAGCGGTGGCCTAGCCATGACGTCCTACCCTCTACTCCAGAACGGGGCGGACAGATAGCGAGCCACGCGTCCGTCCGCTTCCCTAACGCCCGACTCCACCAAACGTAGGTGCGTGTTGCACTTGGAGCACAGCAGCCCGCGCACGTACTGCCATCCCAGCGAGTGGTCGTGGTCAACCTCAAGCCGACGCTCCGACGTGCCACACATCTCGCACCGCTTGCCCGAGCGTTCCTCGAGCGCGTCATAGTCCTCGCAAGACATGCGGTAGACGCGGTGCTGACAGATACGCGGGTTACCTGCCGCGGTGAGTTGCCCAGCGACCGCTTGAGAGTGCGGCACCGACATCACTCGCCTCGCTTCCATCGGCTGATTGTATTCGTCGACAGTCCCGTGAAGGCGGCAAGCTCGCGCACGGACGCCCCATGCTGCGCAGCAGTGACCACCGACTCCCGGATCTCCATCAACGCCTCCTCGCGCCGCTCGAGCGCTGTGCGAATGCGCGCCTGATCGGCGTCATTGATGAGTCCTCGCTTCTGGGGCACACCCCCGACTGTAGCGCTCATCGCGACACGGGGC